CCAATACTCACAATTCTTAACCAACTACCTTCAAAAGCTCTCTATGGCGGTTTCTAGAACGACTTTGCAACCATTATCAGCTAAAACCTACAAAGATGTATTAGCTGTATTTAGAATGGTTATAAAATATATACGGGACTTAGATTATGATATTGGAGATTGTCAGAAGATTATTGAGTACAGAACTAAGGTACCTGGTAATAAAAAATTAAAATCAAAAGATGAATTTTATACAACAATTGATGATGCTAAGTTATTAATTCAATCAGTATCTAATCTTGAATATAAAACTTTATATTATTTAGCTTTAGTCTCTGGTGCCAGAACCAATGAATTATTGGCTGCATGTTTTGATGACTTCAATAATAATACTTGGACCATACAAAATACTTTAGACAATGATAATGTATTTGAACCCGGGTCAGCCAAAACTATAGCAGGGTTTAGAGAAGTCGATATACCTGTTGAAGTAATGACTTTAATTAAATCATTAAAGTTACAAAGATTAAATCAAAAAAGATTATTTAATATTTCTAAAAGCCAGATCAAATACCATACACAAAAGCTTGCAGCTACAATGGGTATAGCCTGGCAAGGTGGATTAAGTCCATTTAGAAAACTGTCTTCTAGTTTAGTCTTCGATAGCGGAGTCTTGTCTGAAAAAGAATTTAGACAACGATTTGGCTGGGAGGATTTAAAAACATTTAGGAAGTATTACCAAAGACAAACAAGAAATAATGTTAGAGTTGATGGTATATTTAACAAACTGCTCAACTAAAGGAGTATTATGGCAGAAAAAATATGTAGGCACTTACCTTACGACAATGAGATTTGTACCAAACTAATTGGTGCTACCGCTTACAATCTTAAAAAGTTTAGATTGGAAAGAAAAATGACACAAATGAGATTGGCAGATAAGCTTAGTCAATATCTAGGTCAAAGATATTCATATCAACAAATACAAAAGTATGAGTCTTTGAATGAAAACAAAAACAAGATACCATTAATTGTTGGATTTGCTTTTGCTAAAATACTCAATAAACCTTTGGAGTCTTTTTTCATTAGTAAACAAGAACAAGATCATGCGGTTATTTTTTCTGGTGAACTCAAACCAACACAAGAAAATATAAGTGAATAAAAAAAAAGAACCAGTATTGTATGTAGGCAATTGCCATTACTGCAATAAGAGTTTGTATTCTAATACGGGTGGGTGGATAGCTAGTCCTAAGTTTGAGCCTACCCGTGTGGTAAGACACTTTTGTCATAATGGTAAAGATGGCAGCTGCTTTGATATATATTGTAATTTTATAAATGATTTAAAAATTAATGCCGAGATAGCGCACGTTAGTACCTTAGAGACAGACTGGCAAAACAGACTACCTTATAAACAAATGATTGAGGAATTTTTAAAAAAAGGAAAATCTAGTTAGATGTCATTCGATCTATATGATTATAAATTCTACCTATCTGCTTATCAATACTCATAATTTCTTCAGACAACATTCCCAAATGAACCTGCAGCTCCACGATAGTCATTAATACATAAGTAGATAAACCCATTAGTATAGTACCAAGTAAAGCAATCAGAGCTGTGTTGTGTTGTCGTTTCATTTTGCAACCTTACCTTTATTAATACCTTTTTTAATTACATATTGTTGGGTCCCATTAGCACCCACATTAACTTCTTTTTTTAAGTTTTTAAATAATTGCATCTCTTTATATTTTTTATTACTTTTTTCAGTAAACTTATCTAAAAACTTAGTATCTCTCATGTTAGTGCCTACAAGTATCGCAGGTACAAATATCGCCATCATAAAAATGATTGTGTAACACATCTTTACAATGACACTTGCAACCACATATTTTACATCTATGTCTTCTTTTTCTTTTTTCTTTAGGTAGAAAAATGTTTTCAATTTTACTATAGATTTTATCTATGGTTCCAAATAATTTATAAAATAAATAATCCATCATCTACCTTGACCTTTGTAACGCGTCATCTTTTGCTGGCGCTTTTCATTTTTATTTTTAGATTTTTTATGCGCGCCTGGTCCCCGCTTTTTAGGCTTATCTCTTGGTATAAAATGTGTAAACTTTTGTTTAGCCATTACTTCTTCTTAATTAGATCAGTTGCTTTTATTCCATAGATAGCTGAAACAATTGCAATCCACAAAGAAACTAGCCACCAAGGCATCTCCTGGAGTTTAGCAAAATATAAATCTATCTTGTTTTGTATTTCTTCATCTTCAGCAAATACTGAGTAAGCAAGAAGAAACAGGGGACTTGAAACTGTTAAAAGTACAAATTCATCTTTCCAGTCTCCCTTCTGATGTTCAAATACTTTTCCTTTGTATTCAATATCCCCTCGTCTCATCTTCTCTGCATGAAGTAGTCTAGCTTCTGATAAAGCTTCTTTTACTTTCTGCTTATCAGAATATAATTTGGCTCCAGTTTTTACAGCCATTCCTATTAAATTCCACGGCATCATAGATCACAATTCCTCATTATGTTGGCTAGCTCCTGGCAACGAGCGGGTGTTTGCATGTGCCATCTTGAGTCTAGCATTTGTGCTGCAGCCTCTACATAATCTTCATTCTCTAGAGCTACAAACATGTTTTTAAATTTAGATACCCCAGCTTCACCCAATTGGAATACCATTGATATAACCACATTGACCGCATCTTCTGGTGGGTCCAGGTGATCTAACAATCTATCCGCACCTTCCTTTGCCTTAGCAAAATCTTCATCAAATACTTTTTCTAACATCTCTTGAGGGTATACTTCACCATCTTTAAATGGGTCGGTATCTAAAACCTTATGACCATAACCAATAGTTCTATAACCTAAGGTATCTACATATACCTGGTCCCTAAAACCCTCATGTTTTTTTATAATTTCTTTAATCTTCATATATTATTTTTACACCAAGTTTACGTTGTAGGCTAGTCAAAGGTCTAGATATTTTGCTGCCGCCATTTCGCCTTACTTTGTTACCAAAACGATTAATATAAGTGTTACCTTTTATCCTACGATTAAGAGCCTTTACATCATAGCTTTTATATTCACCCGTTTTTTTATTAAGGGTAACTAGATCAATGGGACCTAGTCCGCCAAGTGGAAGGAAGACTATTAAATCTGGATTATTAGCAAACTTTGTTTGAGCCTTTAGCTCACAAACCAAACCTTTGATGTTTTTAGCTGCCATGAAAATGACCTCATTGTTATTCAGCTACTCCATTTAAAGAAGCCAATGATAGCTCCTATAAGACCTGCTAAAAAGATTAATACATTTACTGCACCTTTTCCTTTATTCATATCTTGTCTTAAATCTTTAATGTCTTGTCGCATCTCATCTATTGCTTTAAACAATGTCTTCATTCTTTCTGCGCAGACTTTTTCATGTGAGGATAGACGGAACCCAACCTGTTCTGATGGTGTTGTGCTTTTCTTTTTTCTTGGCATAAAGGTTCCTACTTTTTAAGATTTTCAAAAAATTTCTTTTTAAATTTAATTATTTCTTTTTTTAAACTTTTTAATAACTTTTTTAAATTAGTTATTTCATCCCAATCTTTCATAAAATCATCAAACATTTTCTTTTTTTACCTCATTACAGAAATAAGTTACATATAATTTCTTTTCGTTAAATGCTTCTATGTTTTCATTGGTAACTTTGATGGTAGCCATTGCACCAGACTTAGTGCAGTCTGTCCAGGAATTAAATTCTACTGGTGATACTGCTGTGTTGTTACAAAACCCTGTGATAGCCGAACAGATAGTATAAGCTAACACAAATTTCATTATGCTTCAACTAAATCCCATGTTTGATTTTCTTCGTTCCAAGTATATGTATTATTATCATCTGGTCTAACAACTGGTGCTTCCCAATGACAAGTATTTTCATTTAATAACCAAGATGGATAAGGTTTTGGTGGAATAAAAGCATCTCTATCTTCATCATAAGTAAAACCTATTCCAGCAAAATTTTTTCTAAAAGGTGTACCACCTAATTTATGAATATTACCAACTGTATTATAAGATGTTTGTTTCCAAATTGACCAACCAGTTAATTTAGTTAAAAAATCTATTCCATTAACTTCTTGTTCTACACCATTACTATCATGTAAAACTTCATTATTTACTGATTGAACTTCAATTACTTTTCCATTCATTCCTATTTTTGCGAAACTAGCCATTATGCTGTGTAACTCCCTGATCCATTAAATTGCATTATTGTATTACTTCCTGATGTTGTAACTGTTGGACTTCCTGTTGTTGTGGCAGAATAATTTGCTGTTGGAACACTTAAAATAACTACACCTTTACCTCCAGATGCACCATCAACAGAAGAACCTCCGCCTCCGCCTCCGCCACCTGTGTTTGCTGTTCCAGAACCTACAGCACCATTACCAGAAGCACCACCATTGCCTCCACCACCAGATCCACCAGATCCACCTGAACCTACATAAGCACCTCCTCCTCCTCCTCCAGCATAAGTTACTGAAGAACCTGTTATAGAAGAAGATGTACCAGCACCTCCAGCAGCACCAGCGTTTGAACTTGCAGCTACACCAACTGCACCAGCACCTCCTCCACCAGAACCACCATTTTCACCAGAATTATTACCACCATTATTTCCTTGACTTGGAGAAGTTGAAGGTGTGTTACCAGTACCTCCAGTACCAAGAAAACCAGCACCTCCTCCTGAACCACCTGATACACCATTTCTACCTGGATCTTGACCCTTAGCACCACCACCTCCCCCAGCAGAAGTAATAGTTGTTAATCCTGTTCCTGAAATAGAAGAATCACTACCACTTGACCCAACAACTGAACTACTTGTTGAACCAGCACCACCATCTCCTACTGTTACTGTAATTGTTGTTCCAGGCGAAAGGTTTTGTGTTGAAGTTCTAAATCCTCCAGCACCTCCTCCACCAGGTGCATCTCCACCATCATCATTACTTCCACCACCACCTCCTCCAGCGATAACTAAAAAATCTGCTGAATAAGGTTGTGCAGTTTCATTAGATACATCATCATCAGAAGTTGGAATCCAACCTTGTGTTGCACCAGAGTAAATAATTTTTACTGATTGACCAGTAGTATTATAAGATGGATTAGGAGATGTGTTTCCTTGAAAATTTAAACTGTTTGTATTTAGAGTAACTGCATTAGTTCCCCAAGTTCTTGCATAGTCAGAAAATTCTATAAAATCTCCAACACTTGCTGAAGCAGGTAATGTAACAGTACAAGCATTAGATGTTGTATCAATCCAATAACCATTTCCAGCTACTGCTGTTAATGTTGTTCCAGTTACAATAGTTGATTGCCAATCTGTACCAGCACTAAAAGGTAAAGCTGTTACATTAGCTAAAGAATTATTATCAATTCTTGCAGCATCTAAAGTACCAGTAGTAATTTTTGCTGCATCTACATTTAATATATCTGCATTATCTACTTTACCATTAGCATCTAGTAAATCTGATAAATTTCTTGTCTTTGTCATAGTTTTTTATACCTTATTTTTATCTTGCTTAAAACTTTTAGTTTTATTCTCGTTGATTATGTAAAGCGAAGCGATCATAATTAACGAGCTGTTGCTGGGTTATCTCCCACTAAAGGTTCTTCGGCAAATGCGATGTAGATGTATGAACCATTATTAATTTGGTCACTATTACTTCTAGGTTTAAATCCATTAGAAAGTAAATCTATATTATAATCAGTTTTTGCTATTACTGTTGCTTCTGAATTATTATTATTTGGTTCTAATGCGTTTTCAATTCCATTAATACATCTTTTAGTATCGTATAAAATCCAATCATTAGTACCACCATCAGTTCTTTTAACAATTATAAAAGCAGGTTTAAATCCTGTATAAACAAATGTTCCATCAGCATTTCCATTACCAGTATAAGAACCAAACTTGCTGAAGCCTTTTTTCTCTGCGAAGCAGTAGGCTATAAATGGAGAAGTACCACCATTAACATCTCCACTTATTCCAAGTGAAAATACAGAAGATGTTGGCTCTGTATTATTAAACCTTTCAGAAGATGTATTTTCTGGGTCAGTTAAATTTAATTTTAAATTTTTTGTTGCACCTAATGATTTATGATAAACTACCCAATTTTCTGTATCGCCAGACCTTCTTTTAAATATAATCATTGCAGGTGCTACACCTAAACCATGACCAACAGTAGCATTACTTCCTGTAGAAGTATAAGACACAATACTAAATCCACTTGTTGTATTAGCACTAACAGTTGAGGTTATGCTTCCATCTGTGTTTGATACTGCTGAACTATCTGAACCTCTCCATGACCAACCAACATAACTTGCATTAAATGGATTTGTATCATTAGTGTTTCCAGAACTTCCTAAAGTGTAACCATTAGAATCAAATGACATTAGTTCATCTGTTCTTGTAGATTCTGCTATATTACTAGCTGAAGATAATCTTTTATTAGCACCTCTTATAGTATCAAATAATATATGACCATTTCCAGAATCAGTTGATTTAATCCATACCCAATCTGGAGAAAAATCTAAATTATTAATTGCACTTGTAGTCGCTGTCCAATTTGAAATATCAAAATAATCAGAAGGTTTTTTAATTGTAGTGTATGCCATTATAAATTTAATCCTTTTGTTGATAAAGCAGTATAACCTGTTGGTACATCATATTCAAATATTCCATTACCAGATGCGTTAGTTCCTGCACTAGCTACTGCTGTAGTTCCGAAGTAGCCATTACCGAAGTTTGTTTCAAAAGTAACTCCATAAGTTCCATCTTCTTCACCACCTGCAAAGAAATAAAAACCTGTATCATTATCTGAAGCAGGTGTTATTGAAATTGCACCTGTACCTGTAGAACCACTTGTAGGGTCACCACTATTTTGCCATGTACCATTTTTAGAAAAATATAATTTATTATTATCTAAATCTACAGCTATTCCTATTATATCATTATCTGTAAAAGTATCTCCATAATTAGTTTGAATGTCATTATTAACAATTTTTCCATTGTAAGAATAATAACCATATTCATATAAACCATATCCTACGCTACCTATAGTTCTATTAGAAGGTGCGTTTACAATTCCAAATCTTGCAAAATCATTTGTTGGTCTTGCTGAAGTTATATATTTAACTTCCATATAATATTTACCACTAGACATTCCTAAAGTTGATTCATTGTAATTATAAACACCATCATTTGTAGTAACTATTCTATTATTTCCATTACTAAATGTTGAATTTTGATAAAAATTAGTTAAAGGATTTATTGTAGCAAAAACATTTGAAGGAGAATCTTCAGTATTCGTTAATGTACCACCACCAACTGTAAAGTTATTACTATTACCAGATTGGTCAGTAACACTATTACCATCTTTTAAAATAAAGAAACCATTAGTTCCATAAGTTACACTTGGTTCAATTATAATTTTCCAAACACCATTAGCATCATATTCTCCAAAGTCTGATGCAGAATATTGATAACCTTCACAATAATGAACATGAGATAAAATACCACTAAAATAACCTCTACTACCACCTTGGTCTACACCACTTCCAATATCAAAATTTGTTTGATTATTATTAATTAAATCTAAACCAGAACTAGCATTAGTATCTATAACAAAACTTGTTTGTTCTTCTCCATTTACATAAATTCTATTACGATTTGAAGCTGTACCATTGTCAGTATCTACAGCGACAACAACATGATACCAACCAGAAAAATCTCTAAGTTTCATGTTGGTTTGTTTTCTAGCAACAACTGATGAAGATTGATAACAAATAAATTCAATACCACTAGAAGCATCTACTCTTATCATTGTATAATCTGTAGAACCATGAAATCCTAAAATTGGAGAAGCACCTACAACACCTTCTGCTTTTTTAACCCAAGCTGAAAGTGTAAATTTTCTTCTATTATAATTAGAAGGTGTTATGTTTTTTGATAAGTATGTATTAGCCATTAGTTAAACTGTCCCCCACCTGTTGCTCCAAATGATGATGTCAAACTAAAACTTCTGTCTGCTGTTTGACCTTCAGCATCTGTTGCTCTGATTGTAAAATTATATGTAGTTGCTGTTGTAGAGCTACCACCAAAGTCAGTTGTTGTTATCACACCTGTTGTAGAATTTAAAGAACAATTTGCTTGAGCAGCATTTGTTAATACTGAAGTAGTTTCTGAATAAGTAACTGCACTATCAGAAGTAGCAGCAACTGTAGCAACTGTTCCAGAAAAATCTCCAGCAATAGTTCCTAAGTCACCAGCAGCAGTTGTCCAGGTAGGAGCATCTGAAACTGTTAAAATATTTGTAGCAGATAATACTGAATTACCATCTGGGTTTTCAATTCTAATTTTATATTGTGCATCTACAGTTAATGTTGCTTGTACTGTTAAAGATGTTGAGTTGTTAAATGTTACTGTATCTGCAACATACCATATACCTGTTGATGGATTTAAAAATTCTACTTGAGGAACTGATGCAAAGTTTGAACCAGTTATTGTAATTGAAGTTTGAGCATTAGTGATTGTATCTGGAGAGATAGAACTAATTGTTGGTTTTGTTTCTCCAATAGTAACTGAACCACCTAAAGCAACAGCTGAACCATTGATTGTGATTGCACCACTTCCAGTTAGTCTAGCATTAGAGATTGTGCCAGATGTAATATTAGAACCATCTATTGAAGCTACATCAAATGTACCATAAGCAACAATATCTACTATATCACCATTAGTTAAAGCTGAAGCAAATACAACTGAAGTACCAGAAGTAATTGTAATGTCAGATGATGACATACGAACTCCATTAACATACACATCTGCAAATCCTGCATCGTATGCCAAAGTCTCACCATTATCATCTACGCCAGATACTGTTGTTGGTGTACCAGATATTGTGTAAGTAAATCTAGCTGAAGTTCCATTAACACTTGAACCTGCATTTACCCAACCAGTAGCTGAGTATACTTTCATAGTGTTACTAGTAGTGTCAAAATATAAATCACCTAAGTCTAATGCACTTCCATCTGGATCTTGAGTTGGAGCTGAAGCACTTGGTCCAAGATAGATATTTGCGAAAGCGTTTATATCTGCAAGGTTAGTTGCTGCAGTTGTGATTGAAGCTATGTTAGTTCCAACATTCGTAACATTAGTATCATTTGCAGCTACTAAATTTATGTTAGCACTATTTGCATTAACTGCATTAATATTGGTTTCATTATTATTAACAGCAACTATTGCAGCACTATTTGAAGATACATTAGAAATTTCAGTATCTATTCCTGCAGTTGTGTTTATATTCGCTATGTTAGTTGCAGTTGTATTTACATTTGCAATCGAACCTGCGACAGTTCCTATTGTGTTAGAACCAGAAAGATCTGCAGCAACAGTATTTACATTTGCTTGATCTGAAGTTGTTAATTGAATTTGTCTCCATGTAGTATTAGTCAAATCATAGACTTTCATTACATCATCAGTAGTATTAAAGTATAATGCTCCATCTAATAATGCGTTACCATCATTATCAAGTGTTGGATCACTAGCTTTAGCACCTAAAAATCTATCATCAAAATTATCTAACGCAGCTTCTGCTGCTGCTTGAGCAACCTCTGCTGCCGTCTGTGCAGTTTCTGCATTTGTCTCTGCTAATTCTGCTGCAGTTTTTGCTGTCTCTGCATCGTTCTTATGACTTAAAGCATTTGATTCACTTGTCGCTGCATTGTTAGCCGAAACTAAAGCTTCTGCAGCTTTTGTAGTTGCAGTATTACTAGCAGTAGTAGCCGATTCTGCGTCTACCAATAAAGACCATTTAGCACTATCTGTGTTTGTAGTTAATGGCTCAGATCCAGAAGATGTATGAGCAGTTAAGCAAATAAAAATATTATTTGTTG